GATTTATTTACTCCTGTAACTGTGAAGTTTGATTCACCTTCGAAATCTTTATAGATTTTAGCTTCAGCGTCTGTAGCTGATACTGCATCTACTAAATAATTTTCTTTAATTTTTTGAATACGACCTCTATCGTTTTCAATTTCTAACTGTACTGTAACTGTCCAAAAATTCATATTATTTTAATTTAATTATTTACAACTATAACCTTTAACAAATTCATAAAACTCTGCTCTTGCTGAATCTTCATTTAAGAAACATCCGGATAATTTAGCAGTCTTCATAGAAGCTCCTTGATGCTTTACTCCTCTACAAGATACGCAATTGTGACCTGCTTCAATCATTACTGCAACCCCTATATTACCCTCACAAATCTTATCTACTGCATTGTGAATAGCTACGGTTAATTGCTCCTGGATCGCTCCTCGTCTTGCAAACTGCTCTACTATTCGATTTAATTTAGATAAACCAACTACTTTACCGTCTTTAGAAGGAACATATCCTATATGCACTCTACCGGTAATCGCCTGATGGTGATGAGAGCACATAGAAGTTACTGGAATATTGCCTTCGAATACTATACCGTCATATCCATCAGAAGGAAATGCAGTAATTTTATCCATAGGCTCATATCTACCTTTCCATAAATCATTTACATAAGCTTTAGCTACTCGACGAGGAGTATCAGAGGAGTTAGGATCGTTTTCCCAATCACAACCTAATGCAGTTAAAAACTCTCCGAAAGCTCTTGCTGCATCTTCAATAATATAATGTTTCTCAAATTCTGTTAAAGCCGCTTCTGGACCTTCGATTGCTTGTTTTTGTGCTAATTGGGTTGAGATACCATTAGCAAACCCTGCTTGAACTATTTCAGTTCCGTCAATAAATTTTTTTGCCATAATGTGTTTTTAAGGTGGTGCTACGACACCGTGATTAATATAAGTATTTTATTCTTTATTCGCAACTATTATACATTTAACGTTTTATCCCATGCAGAAATATGCAATCGAGTCATACCGGTAAATCTATATTTCTTAGCCATCTCTAAACAGAACTGAGTACGTTCGTGGAAATCTGCTTGATCATCTAAACCAGGCATACATACTACATTTTTCAATGGAATTTCAAACGGCTCAACAAAGTCGCGGAATAACTCTTTAACATCGTCTTCAGTTGAAATAACAAACTTAAACTGATAGTTTTTATGCTCCATAATACGCTTAATAGCTTCAGGAACAATACGCTGTTTTTCTCTCATTCCTGAATTTGCTAATTTAGGTGAGCAGTTAATTTGATCTAATTTGTAAAATAATTCATGTTCAATTACTACTGTACCATTAGTTTCAATTTCATGATATGGATTAAAAGCATGACTATCCTGCTCATACCAATAATTCATAAAATTATTAATCGCTACTTGATGGCCTTTAATTGTAGGTTCACCACCGGTCCAGATTAAATGGATAACTCCATCTTTGATATCTTCATATACTCCTTGCTCTTTCCAATTATCAATTAGATATTGAAAATCTTTATCTTCACCTCTCCATGCCCATTGAGAAGTACTATCACAAGTCCAGGTTGCTTCACCTGAGGCATGTAAGTCACCTACGAAGATTTCTCCATCTTCTAATTCTTTAGCATTAATTAACGCTTTTAAGAATCGGTTCGACATACCGCAGGTTAAATTACATAAACCTAAACGGATAAAGTAAGAAGGTACTCCAGTTGATTTACCTTCGCCTTGAACGCTATAAAAGTCGCTTGAAATTAATAGCTTATTTGGATCTATTTTACTCATATTATTTTACTGCTTTTGATGCTTTCCATTCTGATTTAGGAATATATTTAAAGATTCCTGAATCTACTTTTTTATCAGCTTCTTTATCTGCAAGACGCTGGATTGTACCTAAAGGATTATTGGGTGTTTCTTTGATTACTTTTACGCACTTCATATTATTTGATTTTAGTTCCTTCGTTAATTGCTTTTACTGCTTTATTAAATCTTCTTAATGCTCCTCCTACAGTTTTATATCTAGAATGAGTAGTAGTATTTTCTGTTCCTTCTCTGGTTTTTTCTTTAATTTATCAATTCGTATTTGCATATACCATTTACCTAACCAGTTACTCTTCTTCTGCTTTTCCTTCCATTCTTCAATTTCTTTATAAATGGGAGCATTAGCTTTATTTAACCAATCTATATCGTCGTAACTATTATTTTCTAAATTTGCTAATTCTGGATCTTGAGGTTTATTTTTATCTGCTAACCTTTTATAAAAATTATCATTCTCCATAACTTGCACTATTACGTTCGTGTTCGTAAACTTCTACCTTAGTGGCTCTAACTCTTCCTTCAGTTTCTGTATGAAGGAAGTTATTAATAGTATTATACAAATATTCAGCAAATCTTTCACATCCCGTACTTTCTAATATTCGTAACTGAATAATTCCATCGGTATGCATTTTCTTAAAGTTTTCTAGATACGGATCATCGTTAGCTACGATTGTAGTATGATCTAATAGATAATCAAAATATGCTTTAGGACTCATACCACTTATATTACCTTTAGCTCTTTTCATACCTCCAAAATCCCATACCCAATTCCTGTGGTCTAGTTCTCCTTCAAACCATACTCGAAAAGATACTGCGTATCCGTGTAAGAATTTGCAATGAGTATCTTCTGCTTTCCACTGACGGAAACAGGTAGAGTATCCGTCGAATAATTTTGTTGATTGAAATTTTGCCATATTATAAGTATAATGATATTTGTTCTAATCTTTCTTCTACTGTTCCTTTTATAATAACTACCTTCTCTTTAGGAATATAATTTACCATAAATTCTCTAAATAACTGATCGATCTTCTTTTGAAGCTCTTCATTTAGTCTATCCGGATCATGTACGAATCCGAATTCAATAGGAATATAGAAAAACTTCTCTACCTGATCTTTAGTCTCTTCAAATAACTTAATCATTTCAGATACATCAATAGAAGGATTTAAGATCTGAGTATAAATTATACAGTCGATAATACTTCTAGTAGAAATAACATTTTTATGATTTAGGTAATTTTGATAAGCCCACATCGATAGCTCATTAATAACGACCTGCTTTTCCTGCTCAGAGAAATCTAATATTCTACCAATCTTAAATACAGGTCTAGAAAAACCATCCGTAACATAGTATTCAGGATATTTTTCAGATACTGCTTTTAATAAAGTAGTTTTACCAGTTCCGTGACTTCCTAATAAAATTTTCATACCTAAATATAAGAATATTTACACTAATTTCCAACCCTCTTTAAAGAATTTAATCCATGTATCGAAAGAAGTATCTTTTAATTTATTATATGCATCATCAATAGAAGTAACATCATTATCAATAACGCTAGTTACATATACTTCTCCATCATCTACCTTTGCAGTTACTTTATGAATAACGCTTCCAATAAAAGGATATTTTTCTTTTTCTGTAAAAGCTTTTTCCTGCATATTAAATCCTTTTAATTCTGGATACTTATTAATTAATGCAGGATGACCGTTTAGTATTTTACCTTCATATTTTTCTAAAAACTCTGCTGGAATAATTCTTAAATATCCATGCAAAGTAATTAATTTACTATCTAGTATTTCTTCTTGAAGATAATCTTCCTTAGTAGGTTTAAAAGGAATTTCTTTAATTAATACTTCAGCATCATTAAAAAAATCTTCTACCTCTTTACTAACTTTTTGTTTATTATTAGTATAAATAACCTTAGGATATATCTTAGATTCTTTACTAATATTCATTATCTCAGACCCGGTCTGACTAATAAAAACGGTCCAGTTTAATTTAACCATTATTGACCCATAGTTTTTTTAGTGTATAAATTTACATCTTTCATCACTTGAGGAATAATACTTGGCAATTAATTACTCCTTCCTGTCCCATAAATTTAGTAAATAATACTTCAGAACAAAACTCATGGAACTCATTTTTTTCTCTTAATTGAAGAATTTGTCTTAATAAGTTTTCAACATTTACTTCATATCCAGGTTCTAATTCTAAGTATACATAAGCTGATCCTGTATCTTTTTGCTTAGTATGACGACATCTAGAACGTAATACATTAGTTCCAAATTTAAAAATTTTAGATTTTTTACCTGATTTTCCTATTTTATTAGTAATTTTGTAAGTATTATCAGCAGAATAATCAATATTATTCATGTAGTAAATGTTATCTCCCATATAATCATAAATGTCTTCATAATCATATACTGGATTGAATGAATTATTATCTGCATGATTTTTATGGAATTTTACATGAACAGTAGTTTTTAAAGCTTTGGTTAAATCTTCTGATACCTGCTTTTCGTATTTTTTAATAGCAGATGAAAGATTATTACCCATCTTACACATATCAAAAGTATTAAGGTATAGCTTAATAGATTTTGACTCTACCATAAACTCTGAATCAGATGAGTAAACGATCTTTAAAGTACCTGCTACAGGAACTCCGTTATTTAATAAGAAAGTAGATTCATGACAATGCCAAGCATCCCATCCTATAAATTCTTTACCAGTAATTCCATAATCCTGTCTAGCTAATGCTCTAGGCATTGGTACTAATAAAGAAGGATCGAAAGTATCTGTAAATACAGCATATGAGTTGTCTGATCCTAGACTTTTTGCTGCAATATCATTAATTGAAATTTTATCTGACATATGATTTAAATTTTCTAATATTAAAAGAGATTAATTCTAATTGTTCGTCATTAAGTTTAATATCTAAATTATCTGCTAATTTAGCTTTAGGTTTCTCTCCTACTAATCCATCTTCTAAGAATTTATTTCCTACCCACCCGTTAATAATTGGAGAACTAGTATCTAAAGAGAATATTAATTTTTCCATAATCGGATTATCTTTAAATAAAGCAAACTCGATTGGATTCTGGCATCCTAATAAATGGAATTTAATATTATCATAAAAACCTGGAGAGGTGTTATAATACTTTTTAATCCACCATTTTAAGAATCTAAATCTTACTGTTACCCATTCTGAGTCTTTAATTAAGTCAAAAGGTAAAGCAATAATATCTACTTTTTGAATAGTATATAAATCAATACAATCTGCAATATCTTCAAAAGAATCACCTTGACATACTCCGATATATTTTAAAGTATCGTCATCATCTCTGTATTCTTTTAGATATTCAATAGCATTTGATTTAGTTCTCTCGTAATCATTAACTACATCAGGTAAAACCAAGTGAGTTGGTTTATATTCTTTAGATAAATTATATAATTCCTCAAACCCAATAGATTCACCTAATTCAAAAGCTGAATTATCTAGAATTGAGAACGGAGCAGTTTCTAATTTTTTCTTATAAAAAGCTGCATACTCTTTATCTAAATTTAATAAGTGACCTAATACGTATGGATAATCATTAATAATATCGTGAATAGGAAATAATTGTTTTGGAATCTCGTGTGATATTAGTGGCATATTATTTATTATAATCGTTTAAAACTTTTTCTACTGCTGATACTACATAATGCCAAGATACAGGAACTACTTCTCCTTTATCATTAACATAAGCATAATCTACCGGATCTGGACGTCCTAATTTAATAAAGGCTTCTACTCGTTCTACTGAAGATGCTGATTTAAAATCTGAATACCATTTATCATCTGATTTAATTGGCTTGTAAGAAGTATTAGTTCTTGAATAAACTTCATCAAAATTTAAACCTAATTTTTGACATAATTTTTCACCATCCTGTAAAATAGTAAATTTATCACCTTCTAAATATGGTGTAAAATAGCCAACTTTTTCAGCACCCCAATTACCTAATCTAAATGCTGCATCATCTGCATCACGGAACTCTTGACGGCAATCAGGATAAATTGCATGATCTCCGGCATGAATACCTAAAGCAATATCACAAGTTTCACCTGTTTTTTGTGCAACTGATAATGCTACTGCTTGAGTAATTGAAGCAAATATTTTGTTACGATTAGGTACTACAGTTGCTTTCATATTATCCTCAGCATAGTGACCTTCAGGAACATCTTCACCACCTGTTACTAGAGCTGAATCTAATAAATCTACCAATCCATTTAATTGAATTTGACGGTAAGTTACTTTTTGACCATTACTTGCTAAGGAAACTACAACGTGTTTTTTAGACATTTTTAATTAATTTAAATTATGCCAGGTATTATAAAGGATATAGGCAAATCCTATTTATATCTTGATTCCATAAAATAGTAAAATTCTTCCAGAGTTCCAACAAAATTTTCAAATACTTCATCATATTCTTCAGAAGATATTTTAAAAACCTGTCTTATTGCTCTTTTGAATTCTAGCAATCTTTTCTTTTCGTCTTTTTCAAAGTCTTCAATAAGCCTTCTATATTTCTCCATATATAGTCCGCTCTTACTCTGAAGCTCTTCAAAGTCATTTTTATTCTTGATATTATCATTTAACTGGAGAATAGCTTTTTGTGCCTGCCAGTAATAATGAGAAAAATCAAAATCTCCGTTTCTTATACGCTGTAGTAGAGGGTGATACTTAGTTAGTTCACTTTTAGAATCGTAGTTTCTCCACCATTGAAACCTGTTATACTTTATTGGAGTTAGATGAGATAATTTCTCTTCTATAAATTCTCTAGATTGAATTTCTACCATACCTAAATATAGTAAAAAATATTCTATTTTAAAACTTTATTATCCTTTTGATGTTTAGGAATATAAGGACAATGTTTACATCCGTTCCCGCAACAATAACCTCTTTCTTTATGATAAAGCTCGGTAAACACTATTTTTCCGTTTTCCAGATAATAGTGTCTACCTTGCTCGAATTGCTTCTTTTCCATTACACTATCTCACAAGCACCGCCTGCACATGCTGCTTGATCAGATAGATCTGTATTATCTTGTAATTCAACAACCTTTGTTAGATCAATAGCATGCAAGTGAGATGCTAATTCATTAAATTTTTCTTCAGTAATATCTTCGAAAGGAGCCTGAGTATAAGTTCCTCCAAAGTAAGGTAATACTGATAATCCGTTAAAAGTATCTTTGTTCTCCCACATCCATTGTCCTACTTTTTCCCATTCACCTTCCTGAATAGATACTGTAGCAGATACGTTATTTGTATTATTACCTTTTCTATGACCTTTCTTAACCCATTTGGTATTAAAATGTTTTACTCTTTCTAACATATCCATTACATCCTCAGATCTTAAGATAGAACCTTCCGGTGCTCTTTGAGGCACTGAGATTACAGCCTGAATAGTTGGTTTAAAGAAATCATCTTCAACTAATTCTGGATGATTAATAGCTAGGTAATTATAAATTGCCTCGTTCTTACCTACGCGGATACGGCGAATATAATAATCATTATGCCAAGCGTGAATACCTGAAGAAGTGCCTAATACTAATGATGAAGTACCTGAAGGTTTAACTGTTGTAACGCGAGCTGCTTTATTAATACCAATAATTCCAGCAACTCTAGCATTTTCTTCTTTAGCAATATCTGCAGATTGTTTTAAATCGTAGTTTAAAATAACTCCAGAACCGATTCCAGTCATACCTACTCCTAATAAAGCATCTTTTTCTGTTGTTTTCTTCCAAATATCTCTTAAATAATGGAAATCAGTATATGAAGCCTGTAAAGTACCTATGAATGCTGCTGCTTTTACTCTTTCATTTAAATCTTCTTGTGATGTAATATCAGATACATTTACTTCACATAAGTTGCAGAATTGATAAGGGCGTAAAGCAATCTCACAGCATGGGTTAGTTCCCCAATCTTTATCGTTAGAGAAGTATAATCCTGGTTCTCCTGAACCGCTCAATTCAATCTTCTTCCATAATTTAAAGAATTCTTCTTCATCAATTTTATGACGGATGATAACTGCTGAGTTATTAGCTCTACCACGTTGAGGATTTTCTTCCCACCAATTACCGAATTTACAAGTTAACATATCTTCGTCATCTAAGTTAAACAACGAAATTAATGCTGCTCTACGAATACCGCCAGATAATACTGCATCTGCTAAAAAGCAAACGATATCATGACACTCTAATGAAGTTAATTTATCACCAGTTTGTTTTCTATCAAATAATTTCTGCAGTTGGAATAAGCATTCTTTTAAAGGCTCTGGACCTGGTGCTTTACCGCCTGAAGTAATTAACTGAGCTCCTTTAGGACGGATATCTCTAAAATCAAATTTAGGAAGAGGAGATCCAGTAAAATATGATTTACATAACATTCTTACTGCATCTGACCATCCTTCAATACTATCGTTAATTAAAAATCTTTTAGTTTTACTAGGAATTTTAATCTCAGGAAGTTTTTCGATGTGATGCTGCTGAACGCTAAATCCTACTCCGCAACCTGATAATAACAAGAACATTGCTTCTGAGAATGATCTATAATCATCGATAGGTAAAAATGAACAGTTAAATATTCTAGCGTTATTTAATTCAATGGGAGTACCACCAAACTGCAAAGAACGCATTGAAGGTAATACTTTTTTATCGTAAACAAATTGGTAAGCTTTTTCTATCTCTTCTTTTAAGTCTGGGAACTTAGAGATATGCATGTTTTTATTACGGGTAGTAATCTCATCCCACGTTTCTCTTCTCTGTAAATCTTTGTTAAATCTAGCATACTTCATGTATACTGTAATGTCGCTTAATACTTCTTGTGTTACATCCATTGGTTTAAAAAATTAAAATATAAAAGATAGTTATCCCAGACCTAGTTTCCTAAGTTTAAAAAAAATTACTAAAAAAGTTAGTTTATTGTAAGTTATTTCTGTAAGTGACAGCTGTATATGTGTCTTCACTTACGATATTTGTTTTTGGTGCTAAAGTAGATTTTTTAGCTGGAGTTATTTGTGTTATAACTTCACCCTTAGCTGCAGTCGCAATAGATAAGTTACTGTAATTATCAGCAACTTTTCTATTATTTGACAAATTAACACTGTCAATGGTTGGTGCTCCACCAGTATTTTTTCCTAGACTTAATTGACTTTGGGTTTCTTGATTTAATATTGCCATAATTCTTTATTTTAAATAAATATCAACTCGTTGTTAAAGCCCTCCAAGTTCGAAAAACTTTTTACTTAATAATTCTCTTTCGTCTTTATTGAAATTTCCAGGCCTTGTTTGCTGTTCACTTCCTTGCTCAATATTTGATTCATCAAATACTGAATTATCGATAACAATTTTACCGATTGTTGTATCTAATAAAGCTCCATATGACATTCCATCAATTCCATATCTATTTTTCATAATGTGGAATCTACCTGTACCGTTAACTTTATCTTGACGTTTTCTAGATAAAGACATTGCAAAGTCTGCAATCATTATTTTATCATATGAACCAGCTGCTTTATCTCCTTCAATAATATCATCTTTAGCACCTGCTCTATTTACCTGAGATACTGTCCATATTGGAATATGTAGTTCTCTTGCTAATGCTTTAGCTGATGAATATACATCATCAATTTCGTCTTTTCTTTCAATACTTTTGCGATTAGATTTTAATAAATCTAGATAGTCAATTATAATTAAATCAGGTTTGATCCCTAAATCAGTACATTTTTGAACGTGGGCTTCAATAGTAGATACAGAAGCTTTTTTCATAGGATATTCCTTAATAATAAGATTACCAGGTAAATCACTAATAGTCTGCTCTAATGTTCCTCTATCTAATTCTAATCTATCAATAGGTATTCCGGAAAAGGTAGCATCGTATCTTTTACCTACATAAGCTTCTGATAATTCTAAAGTATAATGCAATACATTATATCCTAGTTTAATAGCATTTACCCCCAATGCAGTTAAGCACCATGATTTACCTCCTCCAGGATTACCGAATATTAATCCTAAATCTCCGTTTCCTAATCCTCCTTGAAGTAATTCATCAATATGATCCCACCCTGTTGGTATAGCATTTCGTTCTTCTGTACGATATCGTGTTTCTATATCATTAACATACTCATGACCAATATTTTTATCTTGCCCAGATTTTAAGGCTGAATCGATGATTCTTCTAATATCATCATACATTCCGTTTCCTAGTAAATCTACTGAGGTTAGTAATGCTTTCTTTAATTGCTGATTTTTACAGAAGTTAGCAAACTCCTGCTCGATATATTCCTGATCTTCATTAATAGTTTTAAAAGCTTCTTTTAGCTGCTCAATTACAGATACTTTTAAAACCTCATTATTAATCTTTTTAACCTGAATTTGTAAAGAATCTAGCGTTGCTACAGTATGATATTTTTGATAATACCTTAAAATTTCCTCTACTAACCATTTATGAGCAGGATTATCAAAGTATTCAGGATCTAAAACATCGTTTATATTCTGTAGAAATTGCTTATGCTTTAATAATGATGATAATACTTTTATTTGAAAACTCGATCCGTACGCCGATAACTGATTTAACGCTGTCATATCCTTAATTTAGTAACTTTTATTGTAAAAACAACTATTTGTTTTTAATATTTTTTAAGTAATCAAAAACATCAAATAACCACATCGAGGTATTTGGAATAGAATTACCTAAATTATCCTCATTATACATTTCCAAGAAGGATTGTCTGTTTAATGTTTTGCTTGGGTCTGCCACAATCTTTTCGATAACTGCTATATCTTCTTCAGGTACGTTAGGGTTATGGAGATCCATTAGCTTTTCATTAATCTCTAATTGATTACGGAAGTTATATACTGACTGATATGCTTTCTTTTCACCAGCCTTATTTAAACTCATATCAATTATTTCTTTTAGAGGAACTTTACGCTCTTCTTGTAATTGAGGAAATAGTTTTATAGCTCCTTTCGGACCTAATCCTCTAACCCCAGGGACATTATCAGAAGGATCTCCTAATAATACTTTATAGTTAAGATAATTAATTGCCGGTACTTTTAGTTCTTCTTTAACTTCTTTGGGGGTATAGAATTTCTTTTTAACTGGAGAGTATACAGTTATTCTATCTGATACTAATTGAATATAATCTTTATCGGAAGACATAATATGTACTTCTCCTTCTAAAGTATTTGCTAAATATCCAATAACATCATCTGCTTCAATCTTATCTATACATAGAAGATCTACTGGAAGGCATTTTAAATAATCAATTAATCTAACGATTTGATTAGTTATTGATTCTGCTTCTTCTTCTCTGGTTTCAAAACCTTCCCAGTTAGTAATTTTATTAAGCTTACGATTTGCTTTATATTCAGGATAAAGGTACTGCTTATTAGTAGAACCTCCTAATCCATCAAATACTAAAATTACTCTGGTTGGTTTGATAAGCTTGATTGCAAAGCCTACAGATTTTAAATAACCGGTTAATCCACCGATATGATTGCCCTGCTGATTAATATGATTAATCATTACAAAGCTTCTCAGGAAAGTATTAAGAGAATCAACAAGGAGGACCTTGTCATTGGTATGCAAGGCCTCCTGTTTGGATTCTTTTAAACTATCAAAAATTGCTCTAAAGTCCTTATTCATCTGAATTGTCAAAAATATCTCTAATATCTTCTTTCATCTCTGATTCGATCACTACTTCGAAATCTCCTCCACCGAGTATTTTTAACCACTCATCTGAATGTTCTTTTTTGTATTTATCTAAAGCTTTTTTATCATCCTGAATAAAACCGTGAGGAGTCATAATGATATTACCTTTAGTATCTACTCCTGAGATGTGATTCTTTTCTACGTGAACTTTAGTACGTTTAGCAAACGTTACATCCTTACCTCCTTTAATCGCTTTGATCTTAGAAGTACCCTGGTTTGTAATATTACCAAAAGTAATAATAATCGTAGCATCAAACCACATTGTATCACCGCCTTTATTCTTCATCCTCGGCTGCTCCATCGGCATGTTAGGTTTTGCAACCCATACCTTATTAATAGCAACTAAAGTATTAGTATAAGGTGAATTAGATTTTCTAGATAATAGAATACGCTGATTGATAAAGTTACCAAATTGAACCGACATTGCACCCGCATTCCACTCATTATTATTAGACGATTTCTCTACTGACATCTTACAAGGTACTGAACCTATTGAATCCCAGAAGAAGCATAAATCATAAGGTAAGTTACCTTTTTTCTGCTCATCTAATAAATCATTAATAAATGCTGCAACATCTTCAATAGTAGTCATGCTGCTTCTATCAGTATAAATGAAGAATCCTTTATAATCGATTACTTCACCTGTTGATTCGTCAACAACATCTTCTACTTCAAGTCCCATCATCTTGGCATGTTCCCAAGACCATTTCATCTCAGTAATAATGAATACTGGTAAGATGCCCATTTTCTGAGCATTTACTGCTGCTTCTAATAAAGCAGTAGTTTTACCAGTATCTGAGTGACCTCTTAGTAAGGTAATATGCCCCTGAGGAATACCTGGAACTGATACAGCTTCTCTAAAAGCGTTGGATAAAGGTATCCAAGCTTGTTCTTTAAATTTAACACTTGCACCTCCTAGGTTTTTACCTTTTTTAAATTTATCTAAATCATGCTTACCGTTTATCGCACTCGATACACTAGCATTCAAAGATTCGCTTTTTAATTTTGCCATATTTACAATTAGTTATTTTCCCATGGTAGATCTGAAGGCTCATCTCCTTCAGCATTATCTGAAACGTCATTGAATAATTTATCAAATTCATCATCAACGTTTTTCTTTGCAGCAATCGAATACTTACCTGCACCTGCACTAACTACTTCAGGAGTAGATTCTTTTACTGGTGCTGGAGCTTGTGGAGTTTCTCCTGCTTCTTCACTTGGGTTTAACCATTGTAATAAAGCCTCTTTCATCTCATCGTAAGTATACTTTTTGAAGATAGCTAAAGGCTCTGGTTGTTTTTCTAACCATTCTTGAACTTCTTGTGCGTTACTAGATAAAGGAGTAATCTTAGTACGAACGCGAACTGAGGTTTTGTTATATGCACGACCTGATTGATCTGGACCAACAGTATCGATAGTTAAATCACGACCTTCAACTGGATCAGTAAAATCACCTACATCCTCGTCTTCTAAGATCGCTAATAACTCCATATATACCTCCTTTCCGAACTCCCATAAACGCACTCCTTTTTCTTCTTCACCTCTTACTACTACAGGTGCGAAGACGCGCATCTTAGGTTGCAGTTTTTTAGCTAACTGCCAATTTTCCTTATCATTAGTTTTGCTAATTTGAGTAGCAAATTCTACGATAGGATCTTTCTCTTCAAAATTAACTAAAGAGATCATAGTACGGCTGCCTACTCCGTAGTGGAAAAAGATTTCCTTGAAAGGCCATTGTTTGTTGTAAGCAGAAGGAACCATTCGTACTGAATGCTTACCAATTGCTGGTTTCCAGATAATCTCAGAAAGTTTATTTCCGCTACCACCTGGTTTTTGCTGCAATGCAGCGAGCTTGTTTTTGATTAAGTTTAAATCCATTTTCGTAACTTTTAATTAATACTAATGCCATAATATAGTAAAAAATACTATAGGTTCCAACTTTTTTTGAAAAAAGTTAAGCTGAGATGATTCTGTTGATCTTGGTTTGGAGTTTTCTTAGATCAGATCCTTGAGTTAATAGAATAGTATTTTTGAAGTCATTCCATTCTATTTTATAATTCGGATCAACAACACCTTCGTTTAATTCTTTGATTAAAAGATTTAAAGCGTTTATAGTATAAAGGGTGTTGCTTTCTTTTTTACGATGTAATAATATCGTATTAGGAATAATTTTTGAATTAGAGTTATTCGGGTCGATATTATAAGTACACATTAGCTCGTCACTATCCTTAGCCTCTAAAATAAAAATTTTATTATATAGAATAGAATAATGTGATTTAATAGTATTTAGAGTATCTTCTAGACCTTCTTCTGAAGTAAAAGTACAGAATAACTTATTCATTATATCTTGTAACGTATAGTTGTTGTTATTTATCATAAATAGTTCGTTTTCACTAAAGACTCGTAATTCTTACCGTATTTAATTTTTGCTGTTAAGTTATAATTGTTAATAATTTCTTTAACTCCTACTAAAACATCTTTTTTATCCTCCACTGAGAAGTCGATTAAGAATGAGTCATATACGATTAAAGATATAAAGCTTTTTTTATTTTCTAGTAATTTATTAAGTTCTTTCAATATAATAATATTACTTTTGGTTTCCAAATTTTGTATAGCATAATTGAATAATTTTTGCGGATAAAAATTCTCCATTTTATCCTTATGCAATATTCTTCCAGTAGGTAATTTTATATATCCTTCAGTATTATATTTATCCCACATTAATTTAATAAATCCTTTAATTTTCTGAAAGAACTCTATGCTTTCATACTCTTTATCAATTCCTCCGTAAATCTGCTTAAACGTAATTGCTTTAGATTGCTGATATTCTTCTTCTGATATTTCTTCTTTATTAAAATAATATCTTCCTAAAATATTATGAATAGAATCGTTATTATCTAATTTAAATCCTATCAAGTTAGCAATTAATCTTAAGTGATATCCATCAAAGTCAAATTCAATAAACATATCATTTAATGGATAAAAACTTTCTCTACATCCATTATCCTTGTTTAACGCAAGAAAATTAATATTATTAAATTTATTAGTAGGTCTTCCAGTAAGATTATATAAGTTATAGTAAGTATATATTAAGTTATCCTGAATAGAATAAGGTCTCCAATTAGGTTCGAAATGCTTATCTAATATTTTTTGATCTACTAATAATCCTTTCTCTTCTACTTTTTTATATTCAGATACTAAATCATCTAATAAAGTATTTTCGTTTTCTTTTCCAATATAATCTTTTACTAAATCATATAAGCATTCACATTTTTCATAATGCTTAGATATAGGAATAATTTTATTAAGATTAGGATCCGGATAATATTTTCTATAGTAATCTCTATGAACTAGAGTATCGCATTCTAGATCAATCATTAGGTTTTCTTGATCAAGAATAGTAAAATTTATATCAATAAGATTATCTGAAGGAATAAAATAGGAATGAAATTTTTTATCTAAACAATATAATTTATTATGCTTTGATAAAAATTCTATAACGTCTATGAAGTTGTAATAATTGCTCTCTTGTCTCTACTATGTAAAACATATAACCTTAATTTGTTTGTAAGATAGGAAATTACTTTCATAAAATCAACTTTGAGTTGGTCTAGCATACTTATCATAATTTCCTCCAATATATTCAATTAGTCCTCTAAAGTTTTTATCTTTTTCTTCTACTAATCTTTTATTTGTATCTATAATTCCAGCAACTTTGTATTGTCTATTCTCTCTAGTATCTCTTAAAGGACCTGTTAATTGCCAAAATAAATCTATTACTTGATAAGTAATATAGTCATATTCACTATCTTTTTTTAATAAAGATTGATAAGTTTCTTTATTTATTTCTATTACAAATCCAATTTCATTTCTTTTCTTTGCAAAATATCTCATAATATATCCTTTCTGATAATCATTATCGGTAATATTAGGATAAAATTGAATAGGTACTTGATATGTATTTAGATTTCTATTATTAGGATTATTAATATAAGTGCTTGTACTATTATCTAAAACTATAGCTCCTGGTTTTTTAGAACTTTTATTTCCATTTATTACATATAGTTCTTTAATAGGGATAAGTTCTTGAGAAGAACCGTTTATTGGATCTGTACCAGAAAATATTTTTCCGCTATATGTTTTATAATAAGCTCCAATATATGGTTTTCCGTTTATAGAAAATTCATTTCCTTTTGTGTAAAGATTAGTTGTAATTCTATTTTTTGGAAAATACTTTATCATAATTTTACAAACTATTAACAAATCGTACTACATCTCCCCTTGTAAGTACAGGTCTACCATCAATCTTTATAGAAGTAGGAAATCCTGGGTTTTGAGATGCTACTTTAAATTTTCTATTAGGATCGGCATTTTCGCTTCCTAATATAAAGTCGTTACTCTTATTTAACGCCACTGGGTACAAATTAACAAGATATAGTTCTCCTATTCCTACAGGTTTATTACTGCTGAATCTTAATGCTTTAAAATATTTTTCTACAACATCTAACTGCTGTATTCTTGTCATATTTTTAAGATTTGCTAATTCATATCTAGTTCCTCCTATAGTTTTATAAGCACCTCTAGATGTATCTGGACAGAATTGAGTTAATCCGACGCATCCAATAGAATTAGTTATAGCTGGACTATAAGTTCCAGCAGATTCAAAATACATAACTTTCGCTAGAGCTAACTCTGTTGCTCCTATATTTTGAGCTACTTGAGCAACTTTAGCTTTAAAGCCTGGTTCTAGTTGTTCTGCTTTGTCATAAGCTGATTTTTGATCTTTTCCTAACGGTTTTGGATTTCCTCCTCCACTAACAATATTAGATGGAACTTGTTGACTCGCGTTACTACTTATTGATGATTGACCGAATTCACTACTATTTACACTTCCTGATACTGGTAAATTAATCATTTGACCTCTTATGGAAGTTATCCATTGATTACCATCAATGGAATGATTTAGACCTGCTACTGCAAATCCTACTTTACTTCTTCCTAATGAATCTTGATATTGTTGAGGTAATATATCAGTAGGTATAGTAAATCCTTCTAATAATGACATCCCGCTAATTCCATCAGTACTAATATTAATACTAATAGGAAGAACTTTTCTAGATATAGTTGATATAGAATCTGCTTTTAATTTATTTGCAGCACTACAATAATAATTTTTAGCTATATCTATATCTCCTTTAACATATACTTGCGCGTTATATAAATTTTTAATATGTTTATTAAAGTTTTTAGCTGCACTTTTATCTGCTTCAATAGATTCTTTTTCTTTTTTAGTTAATGCAGGATTAATTGCAGTTTGTTTAAGTTTCATTATCCTATCAGTAATAACAAATCTTTCGTTTTTATTTAAATTTCCAAGAGAAGAAGCATCACTATTCATCGCACCAAAATTTCCAACTTGAGCACTAATTGCAATTTCATTACTTAAAGCTGTACTTGTTTCAGTTTTTAAAGTTAGTGATCTTACAATAGAGTTCTTACCCATTATTGGAATTCCATAAGGATATAATTCACTATTATTATTTACTTGAATTAATGATTGGAATGATGGTGGATTAATTATTTGATCATCATATATTCTTACTGTGTTAGCGTCATCATAATACCCTACTCTAAAAAGGTTAATATTTCCTAATGATTTATTTATGTCTTCCATTAATGTTTCTAAGAAAGATCTTAAATAAACATCTGCTTTAGGATTGTTATTGGCTTGTGATCTTAAAAGATTAATAACATAATCCATATTAATTCCTAAGTTCATTAACTTACCTCTATTTTGTGATACATCCACATTAAATCCTGTATTAACTTGGTTTGATACATTATCTTCTGATGTTTTAAATGCAGTTTCCGGATCTAATAATTTATTAGGAAATAATGATAAATATGCCTGATCGGAAAGATTAATTGGCATTATACAAATGCCGGGATCTACTGAAAAATGGTATTTAGTTGTTAAACAGAAATTTGTAGCAGGATTAAAATCTAAATAAACGAAAGGCTTTTTAGTTTCATCATCATCTTCTTTGCTTTCATATAGTAAACATAAATTATTAATATAATATAATAATAATCCTAATTTTATGTAAATAAATTTAGAGGTTTCTCCTGTTCCAATTTCATCAAATAATCCTGATCTATATACATTAAATAAATAATCATCTCCATTAGGATCAGTAAAGTTAACATTGGGAACCATGTTGTAACTTATAGCAAGGTTTTCTTTATCTTCGGTATCTCCTGCTACTAATTCACTATTAAATCCTTTTTGTATATAAGCATATAAAAGCTCTTCTATATTTAATTCCGTTAATGACTTATTAGGATCTATTTTTATATTTTTTTTCCTTATTTTTTCTAACGAACCGTTTTACTATCTGTAGGAACATCTGATGTTGAGTTTGCAGAATTAATCAATGCCTGCTCGTTATATCTATAAGTAATAGTTGCTAATATTAAGTCAGATACTCTCCAGGTATTGCCTCCTAAAATAGCATTTTCAGAATTAAATAATTCTTTATTAATTGTATTTTCAGCATTTCTTAAGGTTAATTCAATTAAACCTTTACTAGCAAAACCATTATAAGTATCTTGAACGCTTTGTACAAGATCTTTTATTAATTTATTAGCTATAGCAGCCCTAAAAGCATTTCCACCTGTAGCGTTACCTCCTTGATCTTGAACTTTTATAGCTACTCTAATTTCGGCTTGATTATTATTATTTAATTTACTTTTTTGTAAAACAAAATTATCAGCCGTAGCAGATACATTTTTGTCGGTAAATGTTATTAGTTGTGGTTTTTTTACTGTTTTACCTCCGTCCTCTGAAATATTATTAAAATGATATGTTGAATAAAATAATATTAATGTTCTTTGTAATGTTTGATCAATGTCTCCTTTTTTGTCTACACTAACTAATTCATTTAATCCAGTTATATTAGGTTTAACATAATTAAATATTGAATCATTAAATGGTAATTTATATTCTAAATATACGTACTTTAATGTTTCTGTACTAGTTACTTTTTTACCTTTACTTACTGCTGATTGTGCAATTGCTATTGGACTACTTGGTGTTAACCAGCTAATAAAGCTTGCTACATCTTTTAAATAATCTATAATTTTATCACCAAGATCTCTTTGTGAAAGAACGGTATTTACTTTTCCGGTTGATTCGTCTTTTATATTTGTTTTATATACATCTCGTCCTCCAGTAACTTCAATTGTTGAATAAAATACTATATTTTTTATTGCATTACCTGATATGTCTTTATCTTCTACTATTTTAAATTTAAATAGCTTACCTTTTACTATCTGTTCAAAATCACTAATTCCTGCATATGTTTGCATTTCATCAGTATATATATCGTTATCTCCTACGATTTTACCTGCTTTAAGACTTCCGTTACTATTTTGGTATATAAAATTCATTTTATAAGTACCGTAACTAGTCCTAAATAATGAATTATCTGATAGATCTAGTATAACTTCTCCGCTATTTGGAGCATAAATTACTGGGACTTGCGGGAAGGCTATATTATTACCAGTAATATATGGTTCTTCCAAACTAGGAGCGTTTGGTAATGATACATTAGGATTAGACCCGCGTAATATTGAATAATTACTTGTTGATTGAGTTGAGGTAGATCCTGCTGCTTCAGTTTGACCATATACTTGATTTATTTTTAATGAATCAATTACTGACCCTAAACCTACTAATTTAACTGTACAATCATATCCTCCATCTGATGATTGGTTCCATTCATAATTAGAAATAAGACCATACATTGCGTCATAATTTCCAAATGTTTCTTTCCTTTTCTGACTTATTCTTCTAGAAATACCCTCTTTAGTTTTCATAGCCGGGTCATTGAATACATCTAAAGGTGATATTATAGTTTCTAGTTCATTAGTTCCGTTTTTAATATAACTAGTATGTCCCCATTCTAATAAACAAGAATATCCTAATCTAAAGTATAAAGCATCAATAATATTTAATTGTTCTAAATTCCATACCTTAATTTTTATATTAGCTATTCTTAATGAACCTGCAGTTCCGGCATGATCTATAGTTGCAGAAGTAATACCCGGCATCGGGCGATATCCTAATTGAGTCGTACCTCCCATTCCATATGCATACTCACTAGTACCTACATTATCATCATTAGGACGAGGGTCTAATCCATATCTTAGATTATTAACATTATATAATCCGTTTTCATTCTCGGTAAGATAGGATGTTCCTCCAAAAAGCATCCATTTTTTAGCTAATCCATCTTTACCAGAATTTGGATTTTCTCGATCAAGAACATCAATAAAAGATGCTAATCTAATCCAGCAGTTTTTATTAGCTAAATACATTACTTGATCATTAGTTCTATTAATAGTAGAACCTTGAAATGCTCTAGCTTCTAATTGTTTCTTTACGTATTTTTTGAAAGGAACTCCAACTATATTGGTAAATTTTTCACCAGCCATAACTTATCTAATCTGATTTGTATTGTTATATAAATTTATTACTGATTGAACATTGGTAGGGATTCTTAATTGTGTTCCGGGTTCTGGTATGAGGGTATCTCCAGGTAAATTATTAGCAGTAGATATAATCCAATATAGTGTAGAATCTCCGTAAAAATCATGTGCCAATACATCTAATCTATCAGTAATGGTAGATATAATATATATATCATTAATATCTACAGGAATTTCTGGATAAATAGTATTAGTATAATATCTTTTACCTTGATCGTTTTTAATTATTTTTGTATATTGATATCTGCTAGGCATAATTTATATTCTTGATGTTCCTAATCTAGTTCCAAATTGGCCTACTTGTGTATTTGTAGTATCTGTTATTCTATTAGTATTTTGAACTGGAGCAAATTGAGTATTTAAGGTTGTATTAATATTTTCTGTATTAAAAGTTGGTAAATTAGGTAATAAGCTAGGATCATTTTTATATCGTTGACTATTTATTAATCCTGTTATTTGATCCGTAGAAGCAGATTTTCTTGGTAAGAAATCATGTAAAGGTGTAAACTGACAATCTGCTTTAATTACTTGAGGTAGCTGAGCAACATCCCTATCTCTACCTAGTTTATCTAATTGTATTTCCCAAGGGTAGTTAGATTCTATACTTAAATTAATATTATTTAAAAACCCTGGCTGTCTGTAAATATAATCACCGATTGTCATTTTAACAACTGGACTTCTCATGAAACTATTTGCTCCGTAATCAGGGTATATTTGAGAAGTTAAGATATTTAATTTATCGTAAAGAGGTATTAGTTCCTGTCTTGTTTGAGCAGCTATTAAAAATCCAAAACTAATCTGTCTTGTAAATCCGTCATAAGCATAAAATGTTTCACCTCTACCAATATATTTAACAGAATTATAATTGGCTTGATGACTATCTGAGAATGAGTCTAAAAATGCTCTAAATTGTATAAATACACTAGTACTTACATCGTTATAATTAATAGCTTCAAAGCCAAATTTAATTAAGTCAGGAACACTTTCATTTTCATTATTCCATGGATCACCGCTAGTTATAATAGGTAATTTAATATTTACTTCATCTTGCCCCTCTATAGATGCTTTACTATAATTTATTCTGCTTATATTTTTATTACCTGGGTTACCTGTTAGATATTTACTTTCTATACTATTGTTAATATAATCACTAGAAGCAATATTTCCTAAAAATTTTGCTCTAAAATCTTCTTTAATTTTTCCTTGACCTTTATCTACTTGAGATAAACTATCAGAAAGTTGATTATAACTTAATGTATATACTCCTTCATTTACATTTCCTCTACCAGGATTAACATCAGATTGATCTGTGTATACAGTTCTAGGTATAGTTGTAAACCCTAATCCTCCGGCTGAATCTGGACCTCCAGGGTATTCTAATAATATATTTCTATCTAAAGATATTCCTAAATTGAAAAATCCTGAAGGAAATATATCTTGATTGTCTTCAATTTTACTTCTAAGTAAAAATACTAATCTATTTAATTCTCTAGATTTATTTTTTACTACATATTCATATTTAGCCTGGAAAGGATTTACCGGAACCAGACCTGGTCTATCATAGTGAAATCCTGAACCTGCTACTTCTATTTGTTTTAAAAGATTTCTACCTTGATTAAAAACTCTAGTAAATTCTATTCCTCCTTGTGCAACAGTTCCTACCTGCTGATTAAATGGGACAGCAGATTCTCCTACTTCCATTTTAGGGTTAGCAAATTGAAGATCTGCTTGCTTTGCTAAAAATATATTACCCCTACTAGTTTTTAAAAATCTTTCTATTCTAGTTCTATCTATTCTTGCTGCTTCTGGAGTAGTTGGTCCAGTTAATGATATATTAGTTCCGTTACCTCCTCTTAATGGATAATCATTACCTAATCTATTAATTTCATAATAGTTTAAAGTGGCTGAAGAGGCGTTTTCAGGTAATGGAAATTTTACAAAAGGCTGCTGACTATCTCCTCCACCAGGTCTATCATTACCATAAGGTATTGATTTTTGATTAAAGTTACCCTGTCCGCTATAATAGAAGAATTTAGGATCGTTATTTAAAAGTTCTAATAATGCCATCTCTTATAATTATCTTAGCGGTCTAGGACCTAGGTTACTAGCTGAAGGAGTCATTGGAGCGTTTCTAGCAACTGCTGTAGCAATAGGTGCTCCATCAATATTTAATGTAGTTACTTTACCTTGTCTTGTTTCTCCTAATATTTGCTTTAATAAATCAACCATTTCATCAGTTCTACCTAATTTAGTACCTCCTGCCATAGTAATAGTATCTTCTCCTAAAGGTTTAATAACAAAATCTTTAAATTCTGCTTGTTTAGGACCTCTTATTCTATCACCCCAATTTCCTACTTCGTCACTATCAACTTTACCTAGTAAATCATCTGCTTTATCGCTAAAGATTGATACTACTTTTAATATTCCGTATGTAATAGTTTGTATAATATCAGCAACTGTAGCAACTCCTTCTTTAATTATATTTACTAAAGCTTTAACATTATCTGGATTAGTTAAATAATCAATTATATTAACAATATAGTCTACTATTCCAGATCTTTGTACAAAGTCTTGAAAGGCTCCTTTTACTTTTTCAATTAATTCAGCTATTTTTTCTTGAGCTGATAATTGGGTTAG